CACAACTTATCTTAGTGCGTTTAGAATTACAGTATATCTTCTTACCATTATTTACAGCTCTCACAAAAAGAGCGCCAGGAGCTCTCGTAAAATTCAAAGAGTCTCCTGACTCAAGGACACCTTGTTCTAACACACGAAGGGTTGGCTCAGCCTGAGATAGCTGTACGAAACCTTCAGCTGTTTTAAAAGAGATACCATACATTTTTATTGCCTATATAACTCAATAGTGAATACCGCCTTACTTGCATACTCAGAAGTGTTCTGTTTTAAAGAATCTTTGTAGTAAGTAGAACCTGTTAGTATCTTCACAGCAATATTATCAGTTGACATAACACAATACCCGGTTATATAATCTAAATTAGTACCAATTGCAGAAGAATATTCAGATGATGGCATCTTAGTTATTATAGCAACCCAAGTACCATCATCTGTCACACCTGGATGAGGAATATTGAAGGTGTGTGTGATATTAAAACGACCTAGATTGACACCAGTTTGCCCATACATCTTATCAGTAGATGATGCGCTATCTGCTTTTCTATTGACTTCATATCTGGCAACAAATTTAGGCAGCCTATCAAAGATATCCAGTTTTAAATTTCCAGCGCTATCCCACAACCTTAACCCATACATAAGTCCCTCTCATTAGTCAACCGCATTCAAATCACCAAATTGCATTACTAGAGTGCCATTCTCATCATAAACTTTTATACGTCTACTATCCATATCCATCCTGGCTCCAGAAGCTGCAGTCGTTACTTTGAAATTACTAGTACCAATAAGATTAATACTACCTATCTGAGCTGCACCTATGGCGCCATTCTCAATATAAGTCTCTGCCTCCCCTACATGTATTTTTGATAAAGTTGCAAATAACCCTTGATCGCGCACACGTCTAGCTTCATTATTTGCGGTGACATCACCATGAGGCACCCACGAAGAACCATTCCAAGAATTTACAACAGGGTTGATGGTCGTTGTATCAAACCAGATGTCATTCATCCCTATCGGACTACCGTCAGGCCTTACAGTTGGATAAAAAGATTCTCTGAAGATATGGTTTCTAGTAGCATTATCTACTGGTCTGCCAGAACCACTTACACCTGACCACACAGCTGTACCACCTAAGTTAGCATCGTCTGTTACTTGTGCTGTACTAGCTACACCTCCAGGAGAGTAAGGGCTGAATTCGGTCTGACCTGCTAAAGCTTCGCCAAAATATGGCTGAGCTACCCACAGGTAAGAGGATAGAACGCTGAGATCATTACTATCATACTTTCGTATCAGCACTGTTACAGTGACTGTGTTTGCAGGAGCTATACCAAATGTACCAACTAAGCTGTGATTAGCTAGATTGTCTCCCCCACCACTCAACACATCTATAGGACCGACCTCTGAAGCACCTATAATATTGCCACTTATATTTAGAAAATAAATACCAATAGTTACTTTGCAGCGATGAGCAGCAATTTTTGCATGGAATTCATAACGTTTGCCAGGGGTGGCAGATACCGCTTTGTCAGAGAAGCCCCCTAATGGGTATATGTCGCAGCATATGTATGTAGGATCAATCACACCATTCAAGTTCAGACTCACAGATCCTATCTGTTCCACGTAGAAAGCATCACCTCCTTTAGGCCACCAGTATCCAGCTGGAAACTTAATCTTAGCGCTTCCGGAATTAAAAACAGCAGCGTATGGATTATATCCAGTTACGAAAGGAGATGTATTTCTTGTAAATTCAGTATTTATTAGTCTGTTAATACCTACACCAACTCTCAAGTTACTACTGTCAGCACCAACTGTAGCTCCAGCTTGTATTCCTGTCAAATGACTATATTCACCGGAATTTATACCATTAAGTGAAGTAGGTCGGTCGTTTATCGCACCCCAGTCAATACCACCACTAGATAATAAAGTAACTCCTTGAGCATTCTTTATCTGTATACTATTAAATACGGCCGAACCGTTCTTCAGCAATCTCCAACCTTGATAATTTCCAGGAGAATCAGAGAATCCGTCTGAAAGTAATACATCACCTATTTGGGCAGCTTGTGTAATAATAGCTTGATTTGCAACTAAAGCATTAGCGCCTACAGTTCCAGCAAGTACGCGATCTCCACTGAAGAAAGCACCTCCTGCGTTATTATCAACACTATCACCACCCTTATATACAGCAAGTATTCGACCACCAGCGCCTACTGCAGTCACTAATGATGTTGTGTTGCGTAATATTGTCTGACCAGGTATGTAATATAAATACAAATCTGATACGGTATATGTTGCCGATCCTGCATCAACATTCCAAGTTGTACCATCCGTATCTCTTATTACTTTAAAAGCATCCCAAGAAACTACGTGCGTTGTTGCATTCGGTAGGAACAGTAAATCAACATAAGAGTAGCTAGTAGTCTCTACATTAAGTGCAGCAACCGATTGAGCACCTGAGGGTATCTCCCCAATCTCTCCAAAAGTATCAATCTGGGATACCTTATAGTAGTAAACAGTACTTGGGGATGCGTCAAAGTTTATGTAATCAGAGTTACCTGTATAAACTAGATTAGTAGGGCCTGGCACAAACAACGAACTAAGATCTCTATATACCTTGTAGTAGGCATGATCAGCAGCTTTCTGTGAAGTGATATTTACAAATACTTGTTGAAACCCAGCAATCAATTGAAAAGCTGGAGCAGGTGCCGCCACATTATTAAAAGTAGCTGCAGTGAACGTCAAAGATAACACATCTGTACTATTCACAGCATACACCCGTATTCTTACTGTTCTAGATAATACCCCATGTATAAGTTCATTAGCGTTCTGGGTTATCACCAGACTACTGCCTTTTTCAACTGGTAAAGAGGTCAATACATTATTAGCTTGATCTAGAAATACAACTTCGTAACGCTTTAGAATCTCCTCTACCAAGATATTGTTAGGATCATCTGTCCAACTTATATCGAAAGTAGGAGCCAATCCACCATTTTTATCAATCAAGTTTATGGGAGGATTTAACGAAGAACCTTTTACTACAAGATTAGTACCGCCATTATATTCTGCAAGTATGGTGAATGCTTGCGCTGTATCAAAATTTGTAGTAGATTTTACGGTGTTATCAGTACCATCAAAGTATAAATACAATCTCTGTCCAGTCCACTGATAAGAACCACCAGGTATAAATAAAATAACTGCAGAACCTGATGGCTTAGCTGTAAAAGGAGGCCAAGATACAAAACCTGGTGAAGGGTTGTTTCCTGTAAAAGACACGCCTTGAAACGAATACACCTTTCTTTTAGTCACAGTAGCTTCTGTCTGACTGGTGTATGTTATCGTAGACATCCTGCCATTCTGAGCAAGAGTCCTTACACCGAAGAATGCAGAAGCCTGGTCGATATTTGGTACATCAAACTGATTGTTAGTAGTACGACCGATCTCATCAAACAGAGGAATTCCATTAGAATCTACAGGACCATTAGCAGCATGCATATACACAATATAAGCGGCTATATTGGAATAGTTCACAGCAGGCCACTGCAATCTACCAAGACTATCAGAGCTGTTTGCGTTTGGAACAAAGGTTACGGAAGAAGGTGCTGGAATATTATTCTGAAAAATAGGGTTTGGTTGCAATACTTGAGATGGCTTTTGAGACCAAGCAAATTGTAAATGGTCAACTCTGGCTCCCTTGAGCTTTAACGTCCAATTCTCTGTAGCTTCAAACTCATCTACTCTAAAATACATAGAGTACGGTTCCAGATACACGTAGTCACCAGGCTCATAGATTCTATCAGTAATAATGATCTCTACTTCAACTTTTGCAGCAGTTCTACTAACCCTTACATACTCTTCAGCCAATGCCAAAGCATGGTATGGGTCGGTCACACCTCCAGAGAATACGTCAGCTTCCAACATAAATCCACTATCTTCAGCTAACATTTGCTGATACGTAGTGTTGTCATAATTAATGTTTTCAACACCAGAGTATGCAACACTCCTAGTACTCCAAATCACTATACCATCTTTTGATAAAGCGGCAGCTACACTGTGTTCTTTTTGAGCAGTCGCAGTACTAGTTATTTCAACTATATAAGCAGTATCAGCCAGAGACGATCCTAGTATTTGAGCCTCACCCCTATAACCATTGACTGTACTTACAGTCTTTACTACAGAATTGTCTAAGCGTTTTATGACTATTGTTGCGGTACTACCAGCAGCCACGGCTACAGTCCAATTACCTGCATACTCTTTCTCAACAATCATGTGCGTAGTTAATGATACTACGCTACTAGCCCCGAGCCATACACCGTATTCGTTCAATAACTTAGCTTTTGCACCATCACCATCAAAGTCCTGAGAAGATAAAGGCCAGAAGATACCACCAATGCCCTTCAATTGAGAGGAATTAAACTTAGGAGGCCAACTTACAGAATCTTCTTTAAAGTCTTCAAATTCATTATGAAAACGGACGATACAATGATTTAGCCTATCTTTGGCTTCTGGCCAAGAGATACGTACTTGAGATCCTAGTGCAATATCATCGTCGGTTATGGTTCCTTCACTGATAACTGACAAAGATGCTGCATCGTAAGCATATTTTAGTTTTAATTTATACTTACCTTGAGACCGTACTAATCTAGCATCACCCATTGTATCCAAGATACCTGCTATGTTATCTCTAATAGACTTCGATGTATCTACTACATAATTGCACTCATATAACGGAAGATCTCTTGTTGCGTAACCTATTACACTGTTATCAGTTGGTTGCCAAATATGACCACCAACAGGTACTGAAGTTTGTACTATTAAACTACATACACCAGCGGCTTCGCTGAAACTGCCAAAATCTATTTCAGACAGATCAACACCTTTCCCAACTATAGGATCTAGTAGATAATCAAGTAGACACAGTGCATTATTGTTACTATAATTGAGAGTAGAAGATATTGTATTTCCTGCACCTATTTCCCGAACAGGCGCACCTTCTATGAATGTCTGTACGTCAGGGACACCATAGAATTGAGGATCATTTTTGTTAAGGCGAATTACAGCATCAAAGAACGCAATACCATTGAATGTCGCATTTAGTCTGTCCCCAAACCTTGTCGACACTAAATCCCCGTAGTGACCACCAGACATATAATAGTCCAAACGCATGGAAGCATAAGATTTTGGCTCCCAGTCGTCTGTTTTAAACTCAGAGAACGAAGGATTGTTTAAAAATTTATCCCCATCAAATACTACGTCTCTCACACTTGAAATTGGACCAACACATAACATCTGTTGAAAATATAAGAACTCATTCTTACTTCCATTGATGCTTTCTTGCAAACTTGTTCCAACTCTCGTGTATCCTTTTTGTACACGACTTAAGGAGCCATCGCTATTTAGAGCTGTCTCTGTATAAGTGCCAGTAACAGAGCCAACTGCCCCTGCAGAAAATGTAATATCACTACTATTAGTTGCAGGTAAGAAAAAATCAGAAGATACATTGTGATATACTCGGTATCCTCCAATTTTAGCCCTTCCATACACTTTAGCCAAATACCCTGTTTGACCTTCTACTACTGTCTCAATCCCAGTACGACTAGTACGCTCTCCATTAAAATTATCTGCACCATTTACAGCCTTTCTTTTATCTTTAGTAGCTAATTGGTAGATAGTAGCACCAATTGCTATGATTGCGGTTACACCTGAGAACCCAAGTCCCGCAATTATTGGAACTATAAATCCCATTACAATTTACCCCATCTTAATGAAACGTTACTAGAGGAAGTTCTGACAAAATCAGCACAAGAATCTTTCGGGTTTCTAGCTCTTATGAAATCTTTTGACACATATATGAATCGTTTATCATCAAGATTTATAAGCGGACTACCAGCTGTTATTGTTAATACATTTGAGCCTAGCTCACTATTATCTATCTCTTTTACAAAAGTATCTATTGGTCCTCTATATAGCAGCAGGGCATCACTAATAGATGTATATGGCAACCCGTCTGGATTAAAGAAACTGATATGAACCTCTAATTGTTTCCCAACTAGTGTTTCTCCTAAGTAAGTAGAATTCATATCATCATTACTGTCATCGAACACTACCTTGAATTGACCTCTATCGACCAGAGTGGCAACTGTTGGAGGGTCAATGTAAATTACACGATCGTGCGCTTGATAGTCTACACCTTCCATTGATATATCGTGTGACAGTGTTGTTTCAGCGTATAATACTGAATTACTAGAATCTCTTATAGCAAGTAGATAGAAATAATCCACTTTATCCGCTTTCAAAGCATTTATCGCATTAGGACTAAGCAATATCATAGGGCCTCCACTAATTTAACCACACCATTATCCATAAGTACACCGTCTATATACTGCATACCTTTTATGGAGTCTGTAGAATATAAAAAATTACCTTTGACATCATTTCCATATTTTATTGAGGTACCGTACGGAACATTAGTCATCAACGCTGGAAACAACTTCATATTAGAGTTTCCAACACAATTCTCTGTAACCATGTATACTTTAGAATGATTAGCGAATCTAACAAAAGTACCTTCGTAAATCGTACCTAGAAACCCGCTAATTGCTGCGAAAGTGTTAAAAGCAATGCCTGATGTCGTAGCTCCAGCTTCTGCAAACCCTTTAGACACTATCCCAAAGTTTTGTGGAAAATTTACTTCAAAAGAGGTATGTGATCCTTTGACTACCATATGCGCCATTAGTAGTTCCGCATTATTTCTTAGAGGTTCTAGAGCTGTCTCGATCTCCCATCTCTGGGAAGAGCGGCGAACCGCTCTCCTTTTTAGAGAAAGAGAATCATTAGAAAAGACAGGCTCATTGCTAAGAACCTTCGTTGGTGAAGAAAACTCAGCAATTACTACATTACCTTTCAAGATTCCATAAGCCATTTAGCGCCTCTTTACATTTCTTTCTTTGTTAAACATATTTACACCTTGAGCAAGCTCTGGAAGCATTTTCATTACTTCAGCCCTGGTCTGCCTAGAGATGTCACCTGTGATACCTAAATCAATCTTAGTAACACTACTTGAACTATTATTTGAACTACGATTGCTGAATTCTTTAGATACAGCACTGGATGATTTGACGATACCACCATCTGCAAACTTAGGTACACGACCTTTATTTATTGCCTCTAGTAGTGCACGGTTCTTGGCAGTAGCAGCTGCGTTCACAACGAACTCACCATTAGATAACATAGCAGGTATGCTATCAGACTTAGAAGTTCCTCGACCACTTACATGACCGCCATCGGCCATAAATAAGCTACCAACCACACCAGCTATAGCACCTACACCATCTGCGATACCTGTAGCGCCATCAGATAGAAGCCTGCCTAATCCACCAATTATATCACCTAAAAACCCAGTACTACCAAAAGCACCTTCAAACAAACCAGGTAGTGGACCATTTGCTCCAAATGTCTCAGTAGCGCTGTCTGTAACACCTTTGAAACCCATATCGGCAGTGCTAAGTACATTGTCAAAACCGTTGGTTACACTTTCAAAACTGGGTGTTACGGCTGTCTCAATTGCTTTATCGAATGAACTTGATTGCCCGAACATACCCGAGACATCACCCAACATACCTAATCCATTTTGACCAGACATCATACCAGCAGCAGCTTGCAAGCTCATTGCGGCAGTATTCAAAGAGATACCTGCAGTCTGTAAAGTAGCTCCAGCTGTTTGTTGATTAGCAAATTCAGAACCTCCAAAGATAGTGCCTAAATCAAATTGACCTTTACCTAGACGAGTCAATAGTCCACTGAGATCGGTCTTCTCTAAGGAACTGACAAGACCATCCACGAAACTATCAATAATGCCTCCAGTAAATCTATCAGCTAGCATTCTTAAAGTATCTTTGAAGGATGCGTCACCTTTCATCAAACCTGATAAGCCTTCACGAAAACTGGAAAATACAGTATCTCTGAATCTGAATCCAGCTTCCATAGACAACCTACCAAGTGATTCTGAAGATGTTCTCATTCCATCTTCCCAGGCAGCTAATAACATATCATAGTCGTTCTGAGCTGCAATTCTACCAGCATCTGTGGTAGCTCTTCCTGCACTGTCTCTAGCAGATTGCATACCTTTTAGAATACCTTCATAGCGAATCTTTTCAGAAGAAGTAGTGAGGTTCTCTATTTGAGTTGTAAAATTTGATAACCCAACTCCATTTTGAGACTCTTGATTAGCCCTGTACCGCAAGCCAGCACCAGTGCCAAAACGCTTACTGATGATGTCCTTAGACAGTGCTGCCCCTTCACCCTTCTGTATGAAGCCTTTCTCAGTATTTAATCTGATACGTTCCAACTCAGCTAACACCGGTGTCACGTTGCCTTGAGCTGCATTTAATGGACCGCCAATGACATCTTCTAAACGACTCTTTATGGCTGACACATCTAATCTATCTATCTCAGAGCTCAGTGAAGACAGTATAGCAGCTTGGTATTCAGGAGATCCAAATACTTCTGCAGCTCTTTTCAGAGCCTCTTCTAGGTTAGGAGTCATACCATCAGTACTTATACGTGCTTCTAGACCTTCTATTGATTTGGCAAATTCCTTGAAGGTATTATTATCTAAGAATTTCAGGACATTCGATTCAACGCCAGGTAACGCATTGGCCAACTGATCAGAACGTATATCTTGGGTTGCACCTCGATTTTTCAGTGCTTCATTAGCTTTTGATAAACCGCTAAGATCATTGGCGGCTTGTCGGAGAGACTCGGCATTAAACGTTCCTTTAGACATATCATTAGATATTTTTTGCATTTCCTGCCAATACCTGAGAGCTAATTCAATATCTCTGGTATCCATCATTGCTAGATTTTCAGTAGAGAATCCAGAACTTGATAGAGTATCGAACGCTCCTTTGATAGACGCAACAATAGCATCAGATTCTAGAGATGCCATATCAGACATTATTTGCATTTTCTGTGAAAACAAAGAATCAAACTTAGCCTTAGAAACAGAAGCATCAAGTGAACCTAGAGACTTCTCTACTATTTGCAAACTCTCAGCCATCGCTATATAACTATTGAAATCACCTTCACTCAATGCTCTCAAATCTTTATCTATTGACAAGCCTTTAGATTCACTGTAAAAAGACATACGCTCAGCATCAGTTTTTCCTCTAAGTTTCTTGTCAAAATCATCAATAGCTTTTCCAGGACCCTTGTCAGTTATATTTTGACCTAAAGCCTCTAGACCTTGAATTGCTCTACCCTCTTTCAACAAAGCGCGTAATGCATCGACCTTCATTAAATCAATACTGTTGATTGCATCGACTAAGTCTTGTGTCAATTTAGCAGCGTCATCCGCTTTGCCAGGTTGACTTTGCAGATCGGTTAATTCGGTTTGCTTTTGTAAAGCATTCTCCAATCGCTTCGTCAACTCATTTTGATCCACTTTCGCCAGGACAATCGGCGGCATTTCAATATTAAGCTTTTGCAAAGCTGCATTTTGTGTATTAAATGATACTGGCAGTTTCGAAACAGACTCTCTTAGAGACTTTCTGAGAGCCTCTGTCTCAGCAGTCAAGGTCTTCTCTTCAAACTCTAGACCTATTTTTAGAGATGGTAGTGTAGGCAAGTTAGCCAAGGACTCATTAAGCGAACCAATTTCTTTAGCCTTTTTATTACGAAACAAGAAGGCATCTTTATTACCTGTACCATAAATACTTTTGTCAAAACTTGCCAACTCGTCAGAACCCTTTTTAATACGTTCTTTCAAGTCTTTAACAGCAGAGTCAATACTCCTATCTTGGCCAGTTATCTCACCCAGAATAGCACGTTGCACTTGAACTGTAGATAGTTTCAAAAGCTTCCCTTGCAACGCCTCCGCTTCTTTTGTGAGACTCGTCTGAATACCAGGGAACCGAGAAAGCAGTGCTTGCTGCGCCTCAGTGAGACCTGCTACGTTCAAGACCTTATCCCATCGCACAGCAAGGCTGGCAGAGTCAGAATACTCATCTGACAGCTTTATCAATGCATCTTTGATAGTTCCTGTGGCTTGCGATATTTTGTCGTTCTCGGCCACCAGCTCATCAGTCGACAAGGAATCTGATAATCCCCTTCGAGCTTCTTTGAGGGATTTTAACGTAGGTGCATATTGCAAAAAGCGATCAGCCACCGTCTTATCAGTTAGATTTTCAGGCAATTTAACGCCAAGACTCTCTGCTTCCAATTTGAAATCTGAGTATTCTTTAAAAGTCTTACGCAAGCGCCCTGTATTAGCACCATTTGTCAACACTTCTGCAAAATCACGGTTGAACTCTGTGGTTTTAGCCATGAGTTCGTCGAGAGCCTCTTGCAGTTTATTCGGCTGTAGCGTCCCCTTCCAATCAGACACATCAGTCTCCTGAAATTGTAAGATCGCTGTCTTCAAGCTTCCCAGACGCTGCTCGGCGGCAATGGCCTCTTGCGGTGAAAGAATACCTTCGGCCTGTAAATTGTCCAAGGTAGAGCGGGCCTTGTTATACGTATTCAAGGCGTTAGCTTCTACCTTGGGGGTACGTGGGGCAGGCAATTGTAATCCTCGACGAATTGCTGAAAAACCCAGAGAAAATAGAGTATCGATGGCGATTGATAGTTCATCAACCCACTCAATTGACTTGTCAAGACCCTCTATCGACCGCTTCTTAATCTCCGTGAAGACGCTGCCTACTTGCTTTGTTGCATCCGCGATCTTACGATTAAGACCAAAGCTGCCCCAAACCCCCTCGAATTTACGTATGGTGTTAGTGGCATCGTCTATTTCGTAGGACACACCTATCAAGCTTCCAAGAGACTGCGAGGGGTCTCTTGGCAAAAGTGTTCTTGTGTCTTTTAGAGCATCTTTGTTATCTGGCAATGCATTCAAGATGCGCGATATCCGAAGTAACACTTTTTCTTGCTCTTTAACCTGATCCAACGTTAGCGAGCCATTCTCGAGGCGTTGCTCTTCTAGCTGAACGAGGGTTTTGTAAGAACTATCTAAAACGGCCTTATGTCTATCAAAACTTGCGTTGTCGAGCGAGCTTAAGTCCTTGCTCTCTAATTGGCGCCTAAAAGCAAGATCCGAGCCACTAATTTTAAGGCCTTCTGCGTCTTTGAAAAGAGAATTGACACGTCCCCTTTGCGACTTGGCAGTGCCCCCAAATGCTTCTCTGATCTCATCAGCAATCTCTGAAATTCGCTTAGAAATCTCCCCTCGTTTCCCGAACAAGTAGCCTACCAGCAACCCACCAGTTGCTACCGCAGCCGCAGTCCAACCACCCTTAAATACGGTGGCCAGCACTGATCTGGCAGAGTTTCCCCACTTCTTCCATGTGTCTAGCGACAGCACAGATCGTAGACCTCTACCCAACTTCTTAAGATCTGCACCCATTAGCGCGGAAGCCGCAGAAAACCCTGCCTGTACCCCTGCAACAGAACGATAGGCTTTGACGTAGCGCTCCACCAAATTGCCTACTAATAACACTGTGCCGCCTAATATAAGAAGCTCACTCGTGAGGGTTCTTGTAGAGCTTGTCGCGGCATCTCCTGCAAATGCCACACCTGAAAATATGGCAGCAAGTCCTACAAAACTAGTAGGTGAAAATACGCTGGCAAGACCTTTTCCAAATTTTGTGATTCTATCGTAGATGCCTGAAAATAAGTCCTTTGCCCAATTCTTGACCTTGGTAAATGCGTCTTTCGTGCCTCCTAGAAAGTTATCCCAAGCTCTTTTCGAGCCCTTCTTGAGTGCGTCTTTGATTTCAACAAAATCTAAGTCACCGAAACTCTTACCGTCGTCTTTGGGACTTGATTTGAATGCATCCCTCAGCGAAATATTACCAGCCATGTAGTCACGAAAATTAGACCCAAAAGCCTTGAAAGTGTTGACAGTCATCTTCTTTAATTTTTTTAGATTGCCAATCAAAGATTGTACTATCTCTGAGATTTTCTTGAGCGTAGGTGATTGAGGCCCATAGCCCCCGCTCGCCTCAGTCAGAATTTTAATGATGTTAAAGTCCAGTAATTTCTTTATTGTACCAACAACCCAGAATTGAATCTTTCTGAAAGATTCTGCTCCTAGGTCTCCGCCTAGGAACGCATGCACGACGAAGGGCAGGGCGGCGCTACCTGCGTCAAAGAGCGCTACGCTTTCAAGTAACGCAGTAGACAACAGTGCGGCACCTATTGATGCAGTTGTCTTTTGGAGAGAAGTCGGAAACAGCTTTCGTGCCAATGCGCCGGGCTCTACAGAGGTTACCAGGGAGAGCAATCCAGGCTCCGCAGCTTTAAAGCCTTTATCTCCCGGAGCCCCCTTAGCAGGCTTTCCTAATATAGCAGTATTCGCCATTTTCCTAAAATCTTTTGACACAACTGCTAATCCAGCACTCAAGGCCAAGAGACTCGAGAATGCAGAGTTTGTCAGAGGTGTTACGGATAAGAAAAGATCTGTGATCGTGTCTGGTAAGGGTGATAGTTCCTCTACGAAACCGTGTACAAAGCCAGGCATCATCTTGAACAGAGAGTTGAGGCCTGTTTGGATACCTCTAGCCACCTCTACACCAATAGTCTCTGCCACATTTCCGAGAGTTAAGGCCAATGAGTTGCCAAACAACTCAACGGATTTCTCAATAGGCCCCGATAGTAGCCCAATAGTTAACAGGCCCCCTATTGCATTAAAAACCGGACTTGCAGATGTGACAGCAAGTGCTGCTGCGATGCCAACAATTAACGAGTTGCCTATCTTTTCAAAAACATCTTTCAGTTCTACATCTGCTAACGTCAACGCTAATGAGTCTCTTAGCTTACTAACACTGCTTGAATCGACTTTAGAAAATACGTCTGCGAATTGCCCACCAATATTTTTACCGAAGTCTTTGACACTTGATAATACACCATCTAGGTCTTTTGTCTTCTCAACCACACCATCAATGGTATCAGGCCACCATGAATGACCTATTACTTCATCATATATTTCAAAAAAAGCTCTTCTGACTTTCACACTGAAATCATTAACATAGGTTAGTGATCGAGACAATCCATTCTTTGCTGTAATAGACAGTTCTTCGAATAAATTTTTTAGCGCATCTATTGAGACATCAAAATCAATATTGACATCAAGAGCTCCTGCTACTTTTTGTAGTTTATCAAATACAAAATCTTTTGAAATTTCCAGCAATAATGGTATCTCAAACTTAAATTCGTTGAATTTGGAACGTAATCTGTCTTTAAGATTCGTTATAGCCGCAATCATTGTAGGCGTGGAAGCCTCTATCTTATCAGCGAGTTTCAATAAGAATTTGCCTGAATTTTCTGAAATACCTAATGCAACATTAAGCTCACCTAACATGTTGGAAAGAGCACCTTCAAACCGTTTAGCACCTACTTCAGATGTGACAGCCAACTTACTAAAATCTTTGTCAATCTGGTCTGTCATTGACGTAATTGCATTAGCCACTGTGGCTGCGGTAAGCTCACCTGCAGCTGCGGCCTTGCGCATCTCGGATGTGGTCATCCCAAGCCCTTTGCGCAAGATATTGGCCAAGTATGGTGTCTGCTCGATGATGGAGTTTAGTTCCTCACCGCGTAGCGCATCTGCACCTAAACCCTGCCTCAGTTGGAACAAAGCAGCATTTATAGAGTCTATCGGACCACCGCCAAGCTTGGCAGCTTTTGTGATAGATGCAGTCAACTCTGTCAATGCATCGCCATTGAAACCTTTGTCTTTTAGAACGAGCGCAAGCCCTGCGTATGATGTGCCAATATCTCCCAAAGAGCTCTTTGTGTCTTTAGCGATGCCTTTCACATCACTCTGTGACTTATTAAACTCTTCGAGTGAGTCTGTCGCCAGACGTAATTTACTATTTAAATTAAGAACACTATCCCCGTAGCCTTTAAAGGCCTTCAGAGGTGCTGATAATGTATCCAGGGCAGGCCCCAATAACCCTAACGCTTGAATGCCATTTGTAATTCTTCCGAATGTTCTATCAATATCTCTGCCTGCAGAATTAGCTTCTCTGCTGAAGTTTTTAATAGCCTTCGTGTTTTTGCTTAATGTTGGAGCTAAATCAGGAAAAATAGTTTTTGAGGTATTTGCAGTAGAGAATATCGATCTCAATTGCTTATTTAATGCCTCCAAATCTCTTTCCGTGGATTTGGCGTTGGATTGAAACTCTAGTTCAACACCTGACATCTTTAATTCCCGTAAAAAGGCCCCCGAAGGGGCCAGTTATTTTAAGCGTACAATCGAACCATGTGCCTTGACATTAGGATTCGCTAGTACAACCTTTTCAATAAAAAATGGTGGAGCTTGCTTAGAACTTCCATTGTTCAGCTGAGATATGTACTCAACATCATTGACTATCTTGTCATTTATAAGCGCCCAACCATCTCTGGCCTTTCCAGTATTAACTGGTGTAGCAGCTTTAAGAGCTAATATTAGCTCCTTCTTAATTTTGTTTTCTAGAACACTAGCATCGAATTCAATCTTGGTCATTTTCGCTTTGCATTTCAGCAAGGTTATCACCTCCTATGGCGGCTTTCGCAAACTTCCAAAAAGTAGAATTCTTAAGATTTTTGTCAGATTTCTCTGGATTATAGATTGGCTTTAAAGTGGCAAAGTATTTATCAGGAGAGCCTTTGGCACCTAACGCTTGTAGTATTTTAGAAAAACGATCATCATCTCGCCAATCTGGAGGACGCTGCTCGAAGTAAGCCCACCATTCCAAGAATGTTTCATATGGAAGGCGGGCCCTTAGTTCATCTACGTAAGGAACCTTGAGCAAGTAGGCTAACTCAAACAGAGCTAACCTATCCTCACTTAAGACTTCTTTTCTTTATCTTTAACTCCTGAATACTCAAGGATAGTTTCGGACAGTTTGGACAGTTCTTCAAGCGGTAGTTGCTTCAGCGCATCAATTGTTAAGTTAGCACCATTATCCGCGCCATACTTCAATACAGTATGTACAACAGAGTAATCTTCCATATTGTCATCATCTTCGATATCCTCTAGTGTAATACCATCAAGCTCAGCCTTGGCTTTACGCTCCAGATCTTTTTCACGTTTCTTTTGCAATAGCAGATTTTTTTCAGTCTGCGTAATTAAAAGCTTACGTATTTCATCTACCTGGTCTACAGTTAATTTATAGATGACAAGACTGCCGTCTAAAAAGTTAACTTTCTTGCTCATGCGTTTGCCTACGAAGCTCAGAATACCTGAGTTATTATCATTTTGAAGAGATTGCATTGAAGAACTCCATTGTTTGTTTCTTTAGGCTTTCAAGTAATGAAAGTGTATTTAGTATTTCTAAATTTTTCTTGCTGTCATCAACGAAATCAGGAATGCGAGATAGTGTCTTCTCTACACTCTTGTTGATATCAAGCAGGACGTGTTTTTCAGTCACGTCCATGACATATTGCAATGTAAAATTGCCTTTATCTGGCGTAGTCATGATATTAAACTGTGTAAGCTCCGAACATATCAGACTGCATTGACAAGGTCAACGTTCCGATGTTAGCATCAGCCAGATTAGGCTGTACAGATACCGCTTCCAATTTACCAAAGAAGTAGTAAGAGGAGTTTTTCTTTGTACCAATACCACCAGCAGATGATGCGTAAGCAGTTGCGCCTGTGCCGGTTGGTTTTTCGTTTTGGATAGTTACACGAAATACGTGAACAATACCATCGCCGACCATTTTACCAGGAAATACGGCTGGATCCCATTGAGTACCATCATAGTTGATTTGCAACTCAAAGTTAGGAGCATCAGCTTGACCTTGAACCTGCTTAGAGGTAGCTGAGCCGAATACAGGTACGTTTACGATATTAGGCTGAATACCTAGAGTAGGGAACTCGCGGATGTTGTCAACCAACACAAAATCACCAACATCAGCAACTGCTTCGTTTGGCTGTACTTGATTTGCAAACCAAGCTTCTAATTGAGACTTGCTGTGAGTAGATCCAGGAACAAACGCTGGATCAGTAATACCAATCGCCAAGGTAGAGTAGATACCAGCGCCTAAGTTTACGTGTGCCATTTAGATTTCTCCAAAATGATTAAAAGGAATTGAATATATTGATCGCTCTAACGAAGGACGATCAGTATCAGCACCTAAGTGCGTTAAAGAGCCTTGCAGTAATTGCACATGCCCTTCTGTTTTGTTAGCTAATATTGACTCTAATATGTCTGCTATTGCTGAGCTGCGATCTGGTCCTTTTCCAATCGGTACAAATATGTCGATCTTTAGTAAACCCTTACTCAACTTGATCCCAGCGCCGTCATCTAAAAGCACATTAATTCTGACATACTCAGTTGTGTTATTTGGTACTGGTATATTAGCAGGTACTGCAACTATATTAGTCGTCACCCACGCAGAACTAGCAAAGAACTTATAAATCGAGGAAGCAGCGTCTGAGAATTTCATAGAAACACCTCTACTAATGTAACAAAGCGACCTTGTGTAATAATATTACCAATTTGCCATGTGACACCTTTGATTACCAACTCATTAACATATTTGAGGTCAGTGGTCTCTATCAATACTTGTTTTTTAGTTATCTGCTTGCTTTTTGAACCAGCATCTAATTCCACAATTCTAACATTAGTTTCAGTAACAGTAGGTGTTGTAGTTACACCAGTGTTAAAGTCAAATTGCGGAGGA